TTCCGATCTGTCTCGCGTTCACCTGTTTCTGGGTATTATCAAAGAGATTCCTTTGTGCTATTGGGATCTACTCTTAACCTTAAGAGGTAATCCTCATGCCCTCGCGATATTATGTAAGCAATAGATCCGCGAGGAACATTACAAATAGCTGCAATATTATCCAACGTAATACCACGGTCTCTTAGAACAAATGCTTTGTTGCACAACTCCGGTGTGATCGGGCTGCTGGTCTCTTCCTCTGGCTCTAGGTTGGGGATAGGGTCGCCCTCGGCGTCCATCAGGGTGCCGTTTGGGTAGGACATCCAGCCTCGTTTAATGGCGAATCGTACCAGGTGCTTGGCTTCTCGCAGGACTTGGTTTTGGCTGATGCTGTATTGTGTGGTCATTGGTATTTAGAAACTGGGAGATGGGTCGGAGAAGCGGCAGTATTGGCCTTCGTACCAAAGGGGCACCAGGCCGCACTCACCGTCTCGTTGTTTGGCGATAGCAATCACAGCTTCGCCTTGGGGCTGGTTGCGCTCCCTGTTGAGCAATAGGACTAGATCAGCGTCCCTCTCAATCTGCCCAGAGTCCGCTAGGTCAGTCAGGCGAGGTACCCGGCCCTTGTCTTTCTCGTTCTCTCGATTGAGCTGAGCCAGGGCAACCACGGCTGTCTTGGTATCGGAGGCCACGCCCTTGAGCCTGCCAGATACTTCTGCGATCTCGTAGGTCTTTTTCTCTGCGGCCTTCGATCCATGGATCTTCTGGAGGTAATCCACTAGGACCAGCTTCACGCCCCATTTGCGTACAGCCCTGCGGATCACCGCGGTGATGGTGGCAATGTTGGACACACCGGATCCTGAGATGAAATGAATCGGGCTGCCTGCGATCTTGGCCGAGGCTGTGGACATGGCCTTCATGCCTCCCTGATCAAGCTGGCCGGTCTTGATGTCCTGCATGGGTATGCTGCCAACAGACGAGACCATCCGGCGCACGATGGACTCGTCGGACATCTCTAGGCTGATGAACAGGGTGGGGATCCTTGAGTCAATGCTGGCTGCCTTGGCAATGGCAATGGCAATGGCTGTCTTACCGATGGATGGCCTGGCCGCAATGATGGCCAGCTCACCGAACTGGAAGCCGTCGGTCATCTGGTCGAGCCTGTGGAAGCCCGAGGTGATCCCGGAGAGCTGTCCCTGCCTTGAGAATCGTTCCTGTGTCGAGTCAATGAACCGACTGACAACCGACTTGGACGATTGGACTTCCTCCTTGGATGCCTCAACGGTGAGCCCTGCTTCGGCATTAGAGACGATTTGATCGACGGAGAGGGTGGATACAGCGGACTCACGAATCAGACGGTCTCCAGCGGTTCTGAGATGGCGTCTGTGGTGGGCCTCTAAGACGGCCTGAGCGAATGCCGGGTAGTTCGCTGGGCTCGGACACATCTCGTCGGCCTTGTTCAGAGCCTCGAAAGGCACCGGAGTCTGGCCCATGGAGCGCTTCCACTCCTTGACCACGGTGGCCATGTTGACCGGATCGCTCTTGGCAACGAGGCCTTTGGCGATCTCGAACACATTATACAGATCGCTGTCCTGTAGAGCATCGCTGGGGATCTTGGCGAATACCTCGTGGCAGACATCGGAGCCACCGGAGAGACAGGCGCCGATGAGGCCGAACTCGTCGTCCTGGGCGAAGTAGGGGTCGCTCATTGGTAGTCGGCAATGTTGAGGCTGTACGCGCCGGTGCCGTTGTTCCCAGAAGGGGAGGTGCTTCGAGACTTGTCGATCTCTCCGTTCCAGTTGTTCAACAGGGTCATCAACTCACGTCGAAGGTATTTGTCGTCTGACTGGTAGCGTGCTTCCAAGGCAACCAAGTCTTCCTCCGGAGTGTTAAATTCGAAGATCTCCTTCAAAGCCTTGATCTCCTTGTTGCTCCATTGGGTTGTTGGTCGACGGCGGATCATTGCACCGACTCGTAAACGGAAGGCTTCGAGCTCAGGTAAAAGATCACGCGAAACAATTCGCTCCTTCCCTTCCATTCCCTGTTCCTCTTCCCTGTTCCCATTCCCTGTTCCAAGGCAATCTTTCTCGAATCCTCGCGAATCCTCTCGAACATCGTCGAATGGTGGCAGCTTAGAGGCTGAAGGCTTGTCGATTTTCTGATGATTTTGCCACTTTGGGATGTCCAAGTAAGATTCACCGTCGACCTGATAGAGCCTGATGCAGCCTTGCTTCTCAAGTTCTGAGATCCACACAGGAAGACGCTTGAAAGCATCCTCGTCGTAAGGGAAAAGACGACTCGCGAGGAGTCGCGAGGATGCGCGAGCCCTCCCGACATCGTCGCAGCATGAAAAGAGGCCGATGAAAAGCAGTCGAGCCTCTCTTGAAACTCTACCTAGACTTTCGGACTCCCAAAACTCGGGCTTGATTGATCGAATTCTCATTGATGCGCCTTTGCAGCAAGATGTGAGTTCCTGTTCTCAATCGCCTTCGCTTTTGCTTGCTGAAGCATTTGGCAAACCATATCCACGTTGTGGATGGCTAATAATACCAAGCTATCATCTCCCCAAGGATCGGGCTGGTAGATGCAGATGTAGCCAACATCTGATGCGTACACTTCGGTGTCGTTCTGACTTTGGATTTCAAGTTTCATGTCTTAAACGGAAAACCCCACCCAGACCGTGCTAGGAACTCGCGCAGAACCAACGCGACGTGTCACGGAAAGGGTGGGGAAAAGTTTGTTGAGCATGGGTCCTGATTGTAGTGTCGTCGTTTGCTTCCTAGGGCTCACGTCGACGGTCTCTACCTATCTGGCATCCTGGTTGTTGTCCAGCCCTCAGTAGGCCGGTATCAGAATATCCGCCACCTGCTGGGTTAACTGCACGTCCCTCAGGCAATAGTCGATGGCTGCCTGGCGGTCGGTATTCCACAGCAGACTAAAGTCGGCGCCGGTGCCTGTCTTGTCACCTAGGCCCAAGTGCCGGCTGATTGCACCAAGGCTTCCGTGCGCCCGGCTGTCTCCAAGCTGCCACACCTCGCGCAGGTCGATCACCAGATCGTTCCAGTATCGTCCCTGGCGCAGCCAGTAGGGAGGAAGGATGCGGTGCTTCCAGGAGCGCTTGATGAGGAACGGTAGATCGAAGGCCTTAATGTTGAATCCGACGAGTTTAGGCTGCCGCTCGTAGTAGTTACACAGCTCCCACCATTCCCGGAGCATGGCGGCCTCGTTGCCGTCGTTCTTCAGCACCGCGGTCACCTGGTGCTCGATGCGGTATCCGATGCACAGGATCTGCCCCGAGAGAGCGTCCAAGGCTGCGTTCTTGATGAAGTCCGCGGTGTGGTTCTCCTCGGCCTTTTGAATGCGCTCGGCGATGAGGTCAGGGTTCTTGACGTTGCCCAGCTTCACGTCGGCCGGATTGAAGGGTGGTATGTTGAGTTCCGACAGTGGTAGTGGCCCGGTCTCGATGTCGAAGATGATTGTTGGGTTTGCTGGCATATTGCTAAATTGCTTTCAGTTAGTAGTTGATGCGCGTTTGTCCCGATGCGCGCCCCCGGTTACCCACGAGTCCCAGCAGCAACAGGCTGCCGGAAAGTGTCAGATGTGTTTGCCGCAATGAGGGCAGATTGTCCTGGTCAACGGCTGTCTTACGGTGGGCACGCCCAGCCATTCGCAGATTTCACGGTAGGAGACCCACCCAAACCCACGCACCGACCTAGGCTGCAGGTGCCCGAGGTTGTAAAGGTCGAGAGCCTCCTGGCGGCTCTTGATGGCTAGGCTTTCGAGGATGTTGAACGTCCTGGTCGAGAACGGGAATCCCCACACCCGCAGGATCTCCTCGTGCTTCTGTGCTGCCTGTTCAATCTGGTTGATCCGCTGGCGGCTGAGGTTAAACCGTTTGCCGATCTCCTCCAGGGTGCAGCCCTCCGACCGTAGTCGGACCACCTCGGGCACCATGTGGATCAGCTTCATCGTGGGTTTGCGTGTTTTCATGTGTATAATGCTTGCAGAATTTTAGAACTGATTTTTTTATTCAAACAATGACAGGTTTTCGGCCTCTTTTTGGCGGGGTTCTAACATACTTTTAACGATCCAGAGCGATTCTTTGTACGGAGCCCATTTCCCTCCATCCTTTGAAATGGTAACATTGCTGCGAGGTATGATGTTCCATGGTATCCAATAAGTTTCTCCAGTATCCAACTGGTGTAGCGCAATAAGGTCCGCCTGAGGGGCTTTACCAATGCGGTAAAACCAGCCTTTGCATGGACCGTAGCACGCGAAGTTAGCCGACTTGACGTCAACTCTAAGAACCTTGTTGACTAGCAGGTCAAACGGCCACTTCACGGCGGTGCATTTTTCAACCTGAAACCCTGCTGATTCCAGTATCTCCTGAACTCTCTTTTCACCGCCCCATCCAGTGTCGGAGTCAGAATGTTCTCTTGCGAGGCCAAGTCGCTCGGCCCATTTTAAAAACCCACCTTTCTTTGAGATCTGGTTGGCCAGGTCTCCTTGTCCTGTATCCTTCAGATACTGGTTGGTGGGCATAGTGCCGGTGTTGCGGTAGTTTTCCATGATCCGATCTGAGATCATGGCTTCGTTCCATTGCTTTCTTGTCATGGCACCTACCGGATACCATTCAAAACGATCAAAGACAAGAAATTGTTTTAGAATGGAACATCTGAATCGCTCGGATCTTCCTGGGCGTTGATCTCGTCGATTCGCTTGGTAACCGCGGCAATGAGTGCGATGTCGTCAGGCGTCTTTCCGCTGGAGACCTTAGCCTTGGGCAGCCAGTGCTCGGCCAGGCCGCGCACAGCGTCAGGCGTTAGCTCGGAAAGCGGCACTCCCCTGAACTTGCCGACGTGCACCTTGATGTCTGCAATCTTAACCGGCGCCGCAGTGGCTGGCGTCACGATCTTGGTTTTGTCGTCGTCCCGAGGCGGCCTGTCCTCCAGGCGTACCCACAGGCCCGATGGCTTTAAGGCCTCCCCACTCTTGTGGGGCATGATCAGCTTGATGTTGCTGAACGTCTTGGTGCCGTCCCGAGACTGCTCGTGAACGATCACCACGGTGGCCGGCTTACCGATCAGGCCGTCGAGGTTGAGGCTGACGGTCTCCTCGGGGGTAAGGGCTCGGCCGTGCCAGTCCTTGAGGAACTTAGTCAGGCCGGCCTTCTCGTGCAGGCTGGCGGTCATTGGCGCCGTCATGACCACCCAGGGCTGCACCGGGTTGCGTGACTGGTCCAGGATGTCCAACTCGAATGCGATCTTGAACTTCTGCTTGGTGCCGTACTCGGTCTCGTAGGCCTTGAGCGGAGTGATGTCGACACAGACCGCGCGGCCTGTGTACTCGGGGCACGGTGTGAAGGTGCCGCCGCTTGGTTTCGTTGATACTGTGATTCCCATATGTTTGCTTTGTTGTGTTGTTTACCTAGAGGCCTGTTTTTCAACCTCTGAAAGTTGCTTAGCCATTCGCTCGTACTGCGCCCAGTAGTCGGGCCAAGTGCTCTTAATCTTTGACAGGTTGTCCTGGTCGGCCACGAGTGCCGCGGCGCCCAGCTTGCGAACGAATGACCCGCCGTATTCGATCATTGTGTGTGCTACGTCAAAGTCTTTCACTTGGAGCCTTTCCCACGCTTCCTGGTAAAGAAGCTGGTGAACTCGATCTTGATCTTACGGGCAGCCCGGTAGGCCTCACCGGCGTCCCGCTTGGTCAGGTGGTAAGGGCCGGTGCCCTCCCGTTGGATCTGTTGAGCTGTTTTCATTGCAGGATAAAGTCGAAGTTGATCTGCCAGGTGTCGCACAGCCTGTTGTAGGTGTCGTTCTTGATGCGCCAGGTCCGCGGGTCCCGGGTGGTCCCGCTGTGCCTGCATTTGATCCGCACGTCGATGTGCTGGATGGCCGTGTTCCGCAGGTGATGGTCGGGCGGCAGTTCGTGCAGTTTGGTGATCATGGTTTTCTCTCCTCCTCCAATATCGTCAGCATTCCAGATGCAACCTGTCCATCCGAGCCGTCTCGGAAGAATGCCATAGCGGCTCGGTGGATGCGGTCCTCAAGCCGATGGATGCGGTCAGCTCTGTCCTCGTACAACGCAACGTCCGCAACCAGAACGCTGTGCTTGTTCTTCACGTCCATAAGCTCCTCCTCCAGCTGCTTGATCCGATCCTCCCGTTTTCTGACCTCCAGAGCGATTGCGCGGAGTTCGCGGGAGTCGTACCAGTTCGGTGCTTCAGCGATATTTAAGATTTGGTCTTCGAGTGTCACGGCTTGGCCTCCTTCCATTTAAACTGCGGCATTCCGCTTGTGTCGATTATCCACTCGGCATGGCCTACTCTCACTGCTTCGCGTTTCATGTGACTCACTTCGGTGCATCCACCAAAGACTGCTCCAAAAATGATTCCTAAAATGAAGCAGAGTGAGTACTCCCTTACGTCGTCTTGACTCACAGCTTGGCCTCCTTGGATTTTTCAATCAACGCAACTACCGGACACGGTTCGCCGCATTTGTGTTGATGTTTTTTTGAGTGATGAACCCATGAGCAGTTAGGTATTACTAAGTCCAACGCCTCCTCCAGCCGCTTGATGCGCTCAAGAAGCTCTACTTTGTCCCGACTTAGATCAGCGATTGCTTTGATGTATGCAACGTGTGCATCGACTATGTGACTCACGGCTTGGCCTCCTTTGCTCGCGTCCATTCTCCGTTCGCATCTGCAATCCGAATCTTTCCAGATTTTGTGACTCGGATTTGTAGCGAGTTTCTTCCCTGATGCTTTGGTGTTTCCAGAAGCAGCCATACCCAGCCCTTCTCTTTGTCGGAGAATCCGCGAATGACTTTTACGGCACCCCAATCGAATCCGTACTGCGTATCTGCGAAGTGGATTTGAGAAGTCACAGCTTGGCCTCCTTGGCTTTGGTCCAGATTTTGAGACGAATAAATACGTCCTCTTCCGTAACCATATTGTCCCCCGCCTCCTTCAGCCGCTTGATCCTAGCGTCAGCATTGTTCAACGCCCGCTCCAAGGCACGCGCATGGTTGATAAGAACTTTTGGTTCAGGATCCATGTCATGTATAATTAGAAGCGTATCTGTTCGCAGCGTATCA